GACCAAGCCACTGACCTTGCTCAGATCGAGGTCAACAAGATCGAGGCTGCAAGCTCCAGCGTTTTTGTTTCTGGCTGGCGACCTGCTATTGGCTGGATCGGCGTTGCGGCTATGGGCTACCAGTTTTTGGCCTACCCACTGTTTCAATGGGGTTGGAAGTGGGCACAAGCTACCGGATGGATTCCTGCTGGACTAGAACCGCCTCCGGTGCTTGATGCTGACCAACTATGGGTTATCTTGTCAGGCATTTTGGGTATTGCTGGCATGAGGTCTTTTGAGAAAACCAAAGGCGTTGCTACAAAGTGACGGGCTTTGTTTCTAACTGGATAAGCAACTCAAGGTAGTGGATGGCTTTTCGCAGGTCAGCCTCTCCACCTTTGTCTCTCCATCTGGTGACATATTTCACTACGTTGCCTTCACAGAATCCAAGGTTGTTAGCATGGATGTAGACAATGGGCTGGATGCCTTTGTCCTTGTAATGATTACCTGACTCTTGTTTATCAAGGGCAGACTGTGTGCCAGTTTGCATTCCGCATCGACCAATGTTTGTACAGTGGGTTGGGTTTTTACAAGTATCGCAAAGCATCACGCTTCCTTGACAAACTGACCGTCATTATTCATGTGGCCTTTGCGATACTTGTAAGCGTTGTAGAAGCATTGACGCAAATCCAAGTCACACAGCACACCCACGTTAACCAGGGTGACCATCACATCACCAATAGCATCGGCAATCTCTGCACGGTCATTGGCCTCAATTGCAGCCACTAGCTCACCAGCCTCTTCCAAAGTTTTCTTTGCTTGACCAAGTGCTGTACCGTTTTCGTAAATTCCACGATCTTGCGCCCATTGCATTACCAAGAACTCTGTCATTTGAAAAGATTGTGTTTCTTTCATACTGTCCATTCTCTTTCATTACGTCCGGAATTGGACTTTACGTTATTGCCTGTCAATGAGATAAGCCCCAAAACTTTCATCTCATTTAACCGCCTAGCAATCTGATTTCCATCAAGGCTAGTCTTGGCAGCAATGCCATCTTTGCCTAGCGGTCCATGCTCTTTTAGGCAATCAGAGATGATCTTGTAATGTTCTGGCACAGACTTTTTAATTGAGTCTGCCGCTTCAAACGATGTGATTGGATCTTCATTTCTAACCCTTGGAAAAAGGTCCAAAGGATTGTTTTTGAAAAAGTCTCTGAAGTTCATGTTTATTCCTTGAGGTGGGGTACTCGCTGCACTGTTGCGCTCTACCGGGAATCCCCAGAAGACAGCATCCGCTTTCCCCCTTATTAATTAGAAAGCCAAGTCATCCCAATCGTCGCCTTTGGGTTTTGTGGTTGGTTGGCTGGACTGCCTTGTCTGTTCTTTAGGGCGCACTGACAAACTGATAAAACCGACATCAGCTTTGCTCTTCTTTTTCCATCCAGAAATCCAGTATTCAATCCCATCAATATTGATAGAACCACTCATATCTGGATGTTTCTCTTCTGTTTTCTTGTCATTCTTGAACAAGGAACCACGATTAGTATTGTCGAATTCAGCCATTATTTAACCTTTTGCATTTTTGAGTGCAGAACGCACGGTGGAAGACATTTGACCTGCTAACCAGACACGCTGATCAGCCTCCAATGCTTGTTCGTCAATCATGGCAAGAGCTTGTTTAGCCTTACCCTGGTCAACTAACTCTGTTGTTCCTGCTGCCAAGTCAGTCAAGAAGTCTTTGATGTCTTGAGGTAAGTCATCACCTATACCACCTCGGGGTGTAACTACTGGTGCATTACCTTTCTTTTTGATGCCTTCATCTGTAACTTTATCAGACGAATCAATTGCATCGTGTTCAACAATCTCAAGGGCTGCAACCCACAAATAGCGTCTAAGGTACGTCTGCACTGCTCCAAGATTTTGCACCTCGTGACAACCCTTTAAAGCCGCGCTAGACATGGGTGAAGAGATGGTGATTACCTCTTCTGGCTTTTCCACGTTGATGATTCGCATATCAGCATATTCTTTGCTAAAGCTGATGATGCTTGTTAGGCCAACTTCATCAAAGATGCTTAAAGCCGGAATGATGAAATCTCCAAGCTCAAAGTATTTGTAACCAGCAAACTTGTTATGGCCTGATTTCTTGAGTTCAATGCTGTGAAACTTATGCCGAGCATTATTCAGTTTTTGGTAAATATTCATATTATTTCCAGATTGTTGAGTCATATTCATCTTGGATGATCTGAGTTTGTGTATCGTCATCAAAGTCTTGGAACTCTAAGAAGTGGTTCTCACCACAGCAAGAGCGTTTATCGCTACGAGGCTCCATGCAGTAAGGGCAATACTGAACCCCATGCAGGTTTTCTTTGGCTTGAATCAGGAAGTCTTTCATTGTGTTCTCCCCACTGGTTTGGCAAGAAGCCAATTGTCACCAAGATGCCGGATTGACTTGACCCACTGACGGCAGTTGTGACGCTGTACATTTATTGGTACACCAGCAACACAGAACAGTTGACGAACCTTGATAAGAGCTTGCGTGTTCATTAAATTTCCTTTCGTTGAGCAAGAGAATGAACTGTAAACGCTTTTTTTCAACAAAAACATAGGTGTTTACCCCTAGTGACTTTTCACTTTTTTTTGTTAGGCTCACCGTATGAGCCACCAAACACATGAATTCGTTTTAGCCTACGAGCTAATCGTCCAAGCTACTGATCAACTGGAGCCTTTGCTGCATCCAGATGATTTAGAGGCTAGTATTGTTGCTGTTTTGGCAACTGCACTAGAGATTGCGAGCCAACGTCCACTCAAGGAATTACATGAAATCTACGCTGCCAAGCCCGTTTGATTGGAAGATCAAGCCAGCTACACTGTTTACCAAGACAGAGAAGTCCAACATGAACTCGTTCACTGTCGCCAAGACTCTTGAACGCAGAGAAATGAAGATCTATTCCAAAGCTGGAATAAAGTGATATAGTAGTTTGAAACACGGCTAGGTCGGGATTGATCCCCTGACCGAAAAGGGCACTCCCCCCCTGCCGCTTGTTTCTTTCAGGGAGTTTGCGGAGATGCTTCAATGCACTACTACCAGTTTCATATTGGCGACTACGCTAGTCACACTCGTCATCTTTCCTTGATCGAAGACATTGCTTACCGTAGGCTTCTGGACTTCTATTACCTCCATGAACAACCTATCAGACAGAGAGACATTGCTCGTCAGATAGGCATGAGAGATCAAGAGCAGGACGTTCTTACGGTCCTTAATGAGTTCTTTGTCTCCACTGATGCTGGCTTTGTTTCTCCAAGGGCAGACAAAGAAATACAACATTACCACTCAAAAGTTGAGCAAGCGTCTAAGGCCGGTAAAGCATCCGCTGAACGCAGGTCCAACGTCCGTTCAACGGATGTTCAACCAACCAATAACCATAAACCAATAACCATAAACCAAGAACCAATAACCAATAACCATAAACCAAAGAGAGAGAGCGCAACTTGCGTTGCTTGCCCTCTTGATGTTTCTGAACAGGTTTGGCAAGACTGGCTGGCACTCCGCAAATCAAAGAAGGCTGCTGTCACTGCAACCGTTCTTGAAGGTGCTAGGAAAGAAGCGTTCAAGCTTGATTGGCCATTGGAGAAGTTTTTAGCTGAATGGTGTACCCGTGGAAGCCAAGGCCTGAAGGCTGAATGGGTAAAGCCAGACCAACAAAGCATGAGCAAAACTGGCCTGATGAATCAGAAGGTGATTTCAGGTCTTACCCGTGGTCTTATTGGAGGTGACAACAATGTCCAACTACTTGGAAACTGATTTCTGCACAGCAGATGATGGTCTTGATTACATTTTTGGCCGCATGATGGCAATCTTTGGATCTTCTTTTGCCAGACATTTTGAAGGTGTCGATCCTGGTCTTGTACGACAAGAGTGGAAAATTCAACTTGGTAGATTCTTGACATACAGACCAAGCATGGACTTTGCGATCAACAGCTTAGACGGGAACTTTGTTCCGAACGCCATCAAGTTTCGAAACCTTTGCAACGCTGGCCCCAACATTCCTACTAAGCCCGTGCCTCAGATAACAAGGCAGCGCACACAAGCCGAAATAGAAGCAACTGAAATTGCTAAAGCAAAAGCCAAGGCTTTGTTGGCTGAACTTAAAAGAAATCTAGCATGAACTATGAACAAGCAACCAGAATCCTTGACCGAACCCAAGAAGGCTGGGAATTTAGCGAATTTGTCATCCTCCGAGCTCTTGAGCTTACGGGAGACTATGAACCAAGCGGAAGCTCGGGAATGGATTCAACGATACAAAAAGAGAATTCTGGAACATGGGAGAGGCGAAGCCTTCAACTGGTGGCAGAACACACTGGCAGACATAACCAAACGGCGCGGAGTTAAATCAGCAGAGGATTTACGCCGCCGAATGAATAATGAAAAAGAAATCAATGATTAATATTGGAGACAATAAATGACTTTTTGTGTGACGTTCCAAGTTGAAGCAACACCCGTAGGCAAAGGTAGGCCCAAGTTCGCCAGGAGAGGAAACTTTGTTTCTGCTTACACCCCTACCAAAACCCGAGACTACGAAGATCTGATTCGAGATGCTGCCAAACAAGCAATGGGAAGCTCTGTTCCGCTAAAAACGGCTGTAGCGGCTTATATCTACATCACAGTACCTATCCCTCAGTCTTACTCAAAGAGGCGCTTTAAGGACTGTTTAGAGGGCTTGGAGAGGCCATGCAAGAAGCCAGACATCGACAACATCATAAAAGCCTACTTAGATGCCATGAATGACATCGTTTATGACGATGACACCCAGGTTGTTTCCTTGCACAGCACAAAGGTTTATGGGACGGTGGGTCTGGTTGAAGTGTTGGTTAAAGAAGACATTGACTAAGGGTAAGTCCCTATACAAAAACAAATAAACCAAATGCAGAATTGGTTTTCCAATTAACAACTCAATTGATATGACTTACACAAAATTTGCATCAGCAACCAACATTTTTACTGGAGAACCACAAGCTCGGTTCGTGCCAATCCCTGATGTTCCCAGAAAGAAAAAAGGAACAACCCTGCATGATGATAAGTTTGACAAGCTAATTGGCTTTGATACAGCACTTGTTGTCCATGAGAACGATATGGGTGGAATGCGTAAGTCACTGCAACGCTACTTGAGAAACAAAGAGATGTCTCAGAAGGCATCTATGCGACAACTCAAGGACCACAAAACCAAAAGCTACACGATCTGGTTGGTAAACGAGCCACCACAATACCTAAGGAGCAAGCAATGACCCCTTTGTACGACCTTTTGAAATGGCTGTTCGCCCGTGTACGCCCTGCGCCTGCGGATGAGCACTGCCCCTACTGCCACGGCCTTGGCTATGACAGCAGCGGATGGACTTGCACTTGCTTGAGGGAGAAGAAATGACGACGCAATTGGTTCGAGACTCCATGAAGCTGATGTCTGATGCTGGCGTAGATATTGTGGACATCAAGTGGTTCGACCTGACTGGAGCATTCTCAGAGCATAAACATGCCAACCTTGAGCCTGTGATGACGCATCGCCCACCATTTGACAAATGCTTTGTCACTTGGAGGGGAAAGACTCGCAGCCACCCGAGCTACGAGGTCTTGATGTTGGTAGCTGGGACAGAGCCAGACGAGGGCATCACTGTGTCAATGTGGAAGGGGCCAAGCGGTACAAGGTTACGCCCCATCCCCGCGATGTTTTACTTCATAGAGGATAACAATATCCGTTATGGCGCAGTCAGTGATGAAGAGCCTGTAGACAAGGAGTTGGCAGAGATCATGCTGGCGCAGATTGGGGTTTGGTACAGCGCCATGGATGAGCGCATTGAGGCTTACATTCCATCGGTCCGAGATACCTTCACAAATCGACGCAAGGTACAGCAGGGCAAGCTGCCGACCTACGACTGGACAACGGTTTGGATTGAGCCAGCCAAGCCCCGCCAAGACCCCAAAGGGGGCACACACGCATCACCCCGCCTGCACGACCGCCGTGGTCATTTGAGGCGGCTTGCAAGCGGAAAGAATGTTTGGGTCAAGTCCTGCAAAGTGGGTGACGCCAGCAAAGGTGTGATATTTCACGACTACGCCATCAAGGAGAACGCATGACCAAAGACGAAGCACTCGACTTGGCGCTGGAGACGTTGAGATCAGCGGCAGGTGAACTATACAGAGTCACCTCGTACTGCGATACATATGACGCACTTGCCAAAACAAACAATGCAATTATTGATATTCAGCAAGCCCGTTCAGCACCTGTGCAGAAACGCCCACAGAACTGCGGAACAGGCTATTGCAGTTGCGTTGAATGCGTGATGGAGCCAGCACCTGTGCAGGAGCCTATTGGCTACTTGTTCCAGCATGAAGAAAATGGACTGACTATGGTTTTCGATGTTCAGCAGGTTGAGTGGGGTTTTAAAAAGAACAACCCACGGCATCAAAAGATTGGCCCCGTCTACACCACCCCACCCGCAGCACAGCGGCAATGGGTTGGGCTGACGGATGAGGAGATCGAAAAAGCCTGTGTTCCGCTTGGTGCGGCAATGCTGTCTTTTACAGAAGTCGCCCGAGCCATCGAAGCCAAATTAAGGAGCAAGAACAATGGATGAATGGACTTTAATTTTGTGTTTTCTGTCTGGGATGTTTGTTGGGCAACACATAACAATTTCATACATCCGAGCCAGAGGAGGAGCCAAATGAGAGACACGATAGACATGGCCCGTGAGGCTGGCTACGGCGAACACTTGTCGATGCTTCATGCGGTTGCGCTAAACCGCTTTGCTGAACTTGTTCGTGCTGATGAGCGTGCCCTTGCAGCACCTGTGCAGGAGCCTGTAGCAGAGTATCGCGGCGTTACCAATGATGGTCACTACATCATTAAGCCAATGCAGCCACTCAAAATCGGCGCACTGTTTTGCGCCACCCCACCCGCAGCACAGCCAGCACAAAAGAAACCGCAGAATTGCGGCACAAGCTATTGCTCATGCGTTGAATGCGTGATGGAGCCAGCACCTGTGCAGGAGCCTGTGGCGTGGCTTTATAAGGGTGATGCGGAGTTTGATGGTAAAGAATGGCGCGACAATATTCGTGTTACTACATCAAAGCAAGTTGCTGATTGGCAGGGGAAAGACATTCAACCCCTCTACACCACCCCACCCGCGCAGCCAGCGCCCGTGTGCATTGGATGGGATACCAAGGCCGACACACCAATCATAGGGTACACCACCCCACCCACATCACCTGTGCAGGAGCCTGTGGCGTGGCTTGTTGAATTTGAAAACGGAGAACAAGAATTACATTTTGACGAGCAATCGGTCGGTGAAATTCATACGCCCCTTTACACCACCCCACCCGCACAGCCAGCACCTGTGCAGGAATTGACCAACATTCAGCGCCACGAGCAAAACGTGGAGAAGTTTTTGGCAGCACGGCCAACACCTGTGCAGGAGAAGAACACATGAAAAAAGAAATTAAAGCATGGGCCATCAAGTTGAGAAAACGTAATTTTTACCAAAATGTTGACGGCCATCTGTTTCTTTACTCAACCAAAAGCAATGCATCAACAGTGGCAATGAGGATCAGACACTGGGAAGAGATAAGCGCAGAGCCTGTCCGAGTCAGAGTCCGTATTGAAGAGATCGTATGAAAAAGAAAAGTAAATACAAACCCCGTGGTGTTCGTTTTGACAACTTGTCTTGGATCGTTGCTGGATTTAAAAAAGTAGGTACTCTTCCTACTGCTGGTGTAGCACTCAAACTGAAGAACCATGAAGCCCTTGATTCAATCTTAATGGGCCAAGGAACAAGATCACACGTTGATGTGCTGATTGCTGCTGTCAACATGAGTGAAGCATTTATCTGTGTAAGAGATGAGTTAGGTTTAGATTGGAAAACAGAGATTAAAGCAGCCCAGGATGCTATTTACACAATGAGTAAACGAGGCTTTGAGAAAAACAGCTTTGTCTTTACTGGCCCAGAGATGAAAGCCGTAAAGCTAGTTATGGATTTGCATGATGCACAGCTAGATGATTGCACTGTCCGAGAAATGGAGCAAGCCCTGTTCATTGTTGAAGAACATATCAGGATGAAGAAGGCTAGACCAATCATCAAACAGGAAGAAGTAAATGAAGCGTGAACTATTAATTGGCTGTGGCTCATATCACACCAAACTGATGGCATCTGATGGAACTAACGAGTGGTCCAGCTTAACAACCTTGGACTACAACGCAGACCACAAACCAGATGTGTGCTGGGACTTGATGAACCTGCCATTGCCTTTTGGTGATGGAGAGTTTGATGAAATCCATGCCTATGAAGTGCTGGAGCATCTTGGCCAACAAGGTGACTACAAACTGTTCTTTGCTCAGTTCTCAGAATTCTGGCGACTGCTTAAACCAAACGGTCATTTCCTTGCGACTTGCCCATCAAGAAACTCAGTGTGGGCTTTGGGTGACCCAAGCCATACAAGGATCATGCAGCTAGAGCAACTGGTATTTTTATCTCAAGCTGAGTACAAGAGGCAAGTAGGCAAAACACCTATGTCTGATTTTCGCAACATTTATAAGGCAGACTTTGAAACTGTCTACCAAGAAGACGATGGAGAGATCATCAGGTTTGTGCTGAAAGCTATAAAGAATTGATTTTGTAGCTTATAATTCAAGCCATGAAACAACGTGGCGGCACAAGAAAAGGCGCTGGTCGAAAGAAGATCAGTGAGGAGGGCAGGACTATCCGAGCAAGGGTAGCCCCTGTCCACGAACAAGCATTGATGCTGGCAGGGAACGGTTCTTTGTCAGAAGGCATTCGTAGATTAGCTGAGAAGCACTGGAGACTGATTCATGGAGAGCCAGATAAACCCAAACAAAGCCATTCAGTATTTGATAGATACCGCACCCTTGTACGCCCAAGCGAAAGCAAACCGAATGTACCTGGAGGAAATGCGGAAGTCGGTCAAAGCAAAGCTGATGAAGGGTTGCCAAGAGTCAGTGCTGGGTAAGCAAGAGATCTACGCCTATGCTCACCCTGACTACATAGAGATCCTTGAGGGCATCAAGGTGTCTGTTGAGCAAGAAGAGAACTACCGCTGGATGATGACTGCTGCCCAAGCCAGGATTGAGGTGTGGAAAACCACTCAATATTCAGCCCGTATGGAAGTTAGAGCTACCCAATGAACAACAAGTTAAACAAAGAAGAGCGCATCCATTTGGCAAACATCAAGCAGCTACCCTGCTCAGTATGTGACGCACCTGGACCCAGTGAAGCCCATCACTATAAACAAGGGCTTCAATATACCTGTATTGCATTATGTGTTGAATGCCATAGAGGTCCAATATTAGGATGGCATGGTCAAAAGAGAATGTGGGCTATTAAGAAAATGGATGAAATTGACGCATTAAATAATACTTATAAAAACCTATTCAAAATCATCTGAATTTAAAAGCATATTGGAATATCAAAAGTTTCAAAAACTTTGAGTTTCTAAAAATTGGTTAAATCGTGTTTGTAAAAAGTAAATGCGACTTTTTTTAAAAACACCCTGTTTTGATCCCCCGATTAGGGTTTACCCTTAGTTTTGCGGAGTGGGCGCTCACTTCACCTGAAAACCCAGCAGCGCATGAGACACTAGCGACAATGCCCCGACAATGCCCTTAAAAAGCCCTTGTAGGCCTCTTTTTGTGCTGGTGCATACCTACTATGCCAAAACCCAGAAAATCGATTGTAGGTCCGTTAAATCGATGCGCTTGGAGTGAGTGCTTACTAACTTAACAACCCCAAAAAAACCCCAGCGAACCGGGGAGTCTTTGAGCTTGTCAGTTATGCCATGGGCCAAAAGTCCTTTTTATCAATGGTCACCCAGCAACATGGGGGGTCATCGAATCGAATGCTGCAAAGCAAGTTAGACCCTTTGACCCTTTGAATGATGTACATCGGGGAATTGTCGTTTGTCAGGTCAACCCCGAAAGAACCCTTTTTTGCTTCATGCATAGTGAACCCCTAAGATCTGGGTGAACCCTGATGTATCTTTTTTGGCTTTCCCTTTGGCGTACAAAGCCACTACAACCCGCTTGGGTTCGATATGCCTTACATCCGTATTGTCTCCATCGATCACACTCCATCCCCTAAAACTGACAGGGATATCCTGCTGTTTTTGGAAAACGACAGCAACCCGTGAATTATTCGGGTTCTGCAACCCTTTGATAGTGATGGGCTTTGGAGTGATAGCGGAAAACGAATAGGTCAAATCATAGTTATCGGCTGTTTTTCCTGTCAGATTCCTGCCTGGATGTTTTGTATAGTCATAAAACTGTACATCAGGGAATAACTGAAACAGGTTTTTGCCATCATGCACAATCAAATTCTCATAAGGGATGTCTGATGTCCCATTAGGTCTAACCAAAGGGTTAAAACCCTGTTTTTTGGCTTTTCTTTCAATAGACCAAACATCAGCAGCAAGTGACAGCAAAAAGGCCTGTTGATTGTCATAGTAAAACCGGGTTTTGCTGATGCGCGCCTGTTGTACAGAATTGAAAGCCCCTCTACCTGCTGACTCCAAACAACCAAACATACAACCCGCTGATCGGGCCATAGAGCAAATTTTGTGATCGGGTTTAAGGTAGACGATTCCTGTTAAGTAACCGATCTTTTCACCTTTGATTGTCTTAGCTGATGATTCACCCAGGATGGTTTTGTAAGGCAAGCCTAATGATGCCAGGATGGTTTTGTACGGGTTTTTCATGTTGTTCATTTCGTGAATATATTAAAAAATGATTACTTTACAAGAATGTCAAAGTAAGAGAGGGCCAAAACGCAAAGGATCAAGCCCAATGCAATGGCCGTGAGGATATCTTTGATCTTGTCATTCATGAATGTCTCCTGAGTATGCGCGTTCTGCTTCCATTGACAGTGCTGTCAAGGTTTGCTTGTCAAGGATGCCTGAAACGTCAACCCCGTCAAACCAGACAGCCGTTAAACGATCAAGCCATGAAGGGATGGAGATGTCTAGCTCAACGTCAATGATGCCGCCATTGAGTAGGGTTGCATATCGGTGAATAGTGTCTTGCATGATGCTGCCTTTAAAGTTTCGTTAGTTGCAGTGATCAAAGCATTGCGCCTTGATGTATCAATTATCGGGTCTGTCAACCATAAATCTATAGGTGTTTACCCTAAGTTTACGATTGATTTTGTAGCTACAGTAGGAATCCCGAAACACCAACAACCCAAAGCCATGGGCATCTATTCATGTAGGGATAGATACAAGGATAGATAGAGGGTCTACAGAGGGAGAGCATAGAGGGAGAGTAAGGATTCCAGCGCATAGACATACATCAGCAAAGAAACCATTAGCAACCCCACGAACACCAACCAACCTAACTCCATCGCGCACCCGAGACCAATGCGAATGCGAATCATTCTCATTTAGATTTGGCCTAGGGTTTACCCCTAAGGGTTTATACCTAGGGGTTTACCCTGGTACTGGATGGACGTACAGGACTGTGGATGCGTACAGTAGGGTTTACCCCCCCCTTGAGTAAAACAGGGGTGCGCTCTGGAACAGGTACATCTTCACAGATCAATCTACGAAATCAGCAACAAAACAAACCTCTTTCCAAAAAAAAATTTTATTTCAAAATGGGATTAGAATTTGTAGACACCAAATCAAAGGAGAGAACATGGCTGGATATCCTATGCGTAGGGCGTTGGAGAAGAAGATTGAGGAGATGGGGGGGATAGAGTTTGTATGTGCTCATGTAGCGCAGGGGATGACGCTTAATCGGTTGGCTGAGTTCATTGAGTGTTCTAGGCCTATGCTTTCTTTTTGGATCAACCATACGGAAGAGCGCAGGGTTGCGGTGTTGAATGCTCGTAAGTTGAAGGCTGAGAAGTTGGCTGAAGAGGCTTTGGAGATTGCTGACGAGGTGGATGAGAGCAGTAACTCGGGGGTTAATAAAGCGAGGCTCCAGGTGGATACTCGTAAGTGGTTAGCTGGTAAGCTGGACCCGGAGGCTTATGGGGATACTGCCAAGACCCAAGTGAATATCAGTATGGGTGATTTACACCTTCAGGCTTTGAAGCATATGGGTAAGGTTGAGGTGGTTACTACATTGGAAAACAATGAATAATCCATTTATTGAGTTTATTAAGCTCTACAGAAACGACCCCAATAAGTTTGTCAAAGAGGTTCTGGGGGTTGAGCCTGATGAATGGCAGCAGGACTTTCTGCAAGCGGTGGCAAGCGGAGAACGCAAAATCTCCATTCGTTCCGGTCACGGGGTGGGTAAATCAACTACCGCTTCTTGGGCCATGCTTTGGTTCTTGTTGACCAGATATCCCGTCAAGGTCGTGGTGACTGCCCCTACTTCTGCTCAACTGTATGACGCTTTGTTTGCTGAACTCAAGAGATGGGTTAAGGAACTACCCCAACCTGTCCAAGATCTTCTTGATGTCAAACAAGAACGGATTGAACTGAAGGCTTCTGCTACCGAGGCGTTTATCTCTGCCCGTACATCCCGTGCTGAACAGCCCGAAGCTTTGCAGGGGGTTCACTCGGATAACGTCATGCTGGTGGCTGATGAGGCTTCTGGTGTGCCTGAGGCGGTGTTTGAGGCGGCTGCTGGCTCGATGTCTGGCCACAATGCTCTAACCATCCTCTTGGGTAACCCGGTCCGGTCTTCTGGCTTCTTCTTTGATACACACAACCGTCTAAAGGATGAGTGGTGGACCCGCCGTGTCTCTTGTATAGACAGCACCAGGGTGAGTAAAGAGTACGTTGATGACATGAAATCCCGGTACGGGGAGGAAAGTAATGCCTTCCGGATCCGAGTATTGGGTGAGTTTCCCCGTAGTGATGACGATACGATCATTCCTATGGACCTGCTTGAATCTGCCAAACACCGAGATACCCGTGCTTACGAAGACGCTCCCATTGTTTGGGGGCTGGACGTTGCGCGGTTTGGTTCCGACTCGTCAGTTCTGTGTAAGCGTCAATCAAACGTGGTCCATACGCTAGAGCGTTGGAGGAATTTGGACTTGATGCAGCTAACGGGTGCGGTGGTTTCTCAGTACGAAGCTTGTGACCACAAGAGCCGTCCGACTGAAATCCTGGTTGACAGTATCGGTTTGGGGGCTGGTGTGGTGGATCGGTTGCGAGAGTTGAACCTTCCGGCTCGTGGGATTAACGTGTCTGAAAGTCCGGCAATGGGCGGGACGTATTTGAACTTGAGGGCTGAGTTGTGGCACAAAGCAAAGGCTTGGCTTGAGAAGCGGGACTGCAAGATTCCGAATAACGAGGATTTGATTGGTGAATTAGCAACCGTAAGGTATACATTTACCTCTAACGGCAAGATTAAGATTGAATCCAAGGATGATATTCGGCGCAGGGGTTTGAAGTCGCCTGACATGGCTGATGCTTTTGTCTTGACATTCGCCTCAGATGCGGCCACTATCTCTTGGGGAAAGAGCAGTTCGTGGGGTAAGCCGATCAAAAGGCTGATCCGTGGATTGGTCTGACCCTTTTCCTTAATCATTTGAGCCACCTTAAACAAGTGGCTCTTTTTTTGCCTTATGGTAATATTCCCGTACCTTTTTGGAGATTCCAATGAACATGGATAAAGCTGCCGCTAAAATCGGCAAAGTAATGGGCGAATTCAAAGACAAGAAGCTGAAGTCTTCTTCTGGTCAAAAGGTCAAGTCTAGGGATCAGGCTGTTGCGATTGCAATGTCTGAGGCCAAGATGCCAAAGCGCGGTCAGCGTACCGCTACCAATCGGAGCAAGAAATGAAACAAGGTTTGTACGCCGCAATTAATGCCAAACAAGAACGCATTAAAGCTGGCTCCAAAGAGAAGATGCGTCCTGTTGGGAGCAAAGGCGCCCCTACCGCCAAAGACTTTAAACAAGCAGCCAAGACTGCTAAAAAGAAATGAGTGCAGCCTGGACTCGCAAAGAGGGCAAAAGCCCTAAAGGTGGCCTAAATGAAAAGGGCCGTAAATCTTATGAGCGAGAAAATCCAGGCAGCAACTTGAAAGCTCCTGTTAAGTCTGGCGACAATCCCAGACGAGCTTCTTTTTTGGCTAGGATGGGCAATATGCCGGGGCCAGAGAAAAAGCCTGACGGTAGCCCAACAAGACTTTTACAAAGTTTGCAAGCTTGGGGCGCAAGCTCAAAGGCAGATGCAAAGTCAAAAGCTAAAGCTATATCTGCTAGGAACAAAAAATGAAATGCCCTATTGCAACCTACGACATCAAAGCCAACCTGAAGGCCCGTGATTGGGCTTTTAAGAATGTTGGCTACGGCCCTGCCAACCCAGAGGAAGACAATATCGACTTCTGGATGAAGAGGGCAGATGAATGGGATACGGACGTTGAAGAAGCCCAAACCATGCGCTGCGGTAACTGCGCTGCATTTATTCAAACCCCTGAAATGCTTGACTGCATTTTGAAAGGCATTGATGAAGAAACAGACGGATATGCCAAAGATGTGCAGGGAGCAGCTGATTTGGGCTACTGTGAACTGTTTGACTTTAAGTGCGCTGGCAACCGTACTTGTTCTGCATGGCTGTCTGGTGGTCCTATCACTAAGAAAATGAGCAAGAGTCAGCAAAATATGTTGATGATGGCTAAAACCGAATACGACATGGAGGACGAATAATGTTTGACATACTTGCGCTTATGGCAGAAGAAGCAGCAGCGGCAGCAGCAGCGGAAGCAGCGGCAGCAGCGGCGGCAGAGGGGGCGGCTACAGCGGCAGTAACTGATGTGGCTGCGTCAGCAATGCCAGATATGAGTGGCATGACTGCGCCAGCAACGAGTGGGGCGCAAGACTCGGCAATGATGGATGGGATGGGTGGCAATCTTGGGTTGAGTGAGTTGATAGCACCACCGCAAGTTTCTGCTCCGCAAATGTCATTTGGGGAACAAATGGGTAATGTGGCAACTAATGCCATTAACCAGCAAATTGCTCCAGCCAAAGGGTTGTTCAATACAGTAATTGACCCAAAGTCCACAGCGGGTGATATTGGACGTTCTGCGTTTGAATACTCCATCAAATCAAAAGAAGAGCCAAGCATGGCTCCTCAAATGAGTCAATATTCAAACCCATATGCGAACATGGCAAACAACACTGTAGGCGGCATCCCTTCTTTGTTGCAAAACACACAATCAGGCTTGTTGCCATTTTTTGGTACACGGTAAGGAATCGATATGAATGAAAACCCTATTCTGATGGCAGAAACCCTCCAAGGCGAGATGGAGGACCAAGAGGTAATGTCGGAAGAGGAGTTGCAAGGCGTTGTCTCTGCTGAGATCTACGATGCCATTTCATTCATTGATGACGATATTGGCGGCAACCGTGCATTGGCAACTGAGTATTACTACGGGCTACCATTTGGTGATGAAGAAGATGGCCGCTCACAAGTAGTTTCGATGGATGTGCGCGATACAGTACAGGGCATCCTGCCAAGCCTGATGCGTATCTTCTTTGGTCCAGAGCGTGTTGTTGAGTTTATGCCTCAAGGCCCAGAAGATGTGCAAAGCGCAGATCAGGCCACCGACTACGTTGACTTCATCTTTAAGCGTGACAACCCAGGATTTAAGATCCTGCACTCCGCATTTAAAGATGCCTTGGTTCGTAAATGCGGCATCATTAAGTATTGGTGGGATGAGTCGGTAGAGGTTAGTGCTGAGTCGTTCTCTATGCTGGACGAGCAAAGCATGATGATGCTGATTGAGAATCCAGATGTGGAGATATCTGCTGTTCGTGAGTATCCAGTTCCCGGCGCAGAGCCTATGAACGAAGCTCAAGGCATTATGACCCCACCCCCAATGATGTATGACGTTGAGATCAAGCGCCGCATCAAATCTGGCAAGGTCAAGATTGAGGCACTGCCGCCAGAAGAGTTCCTGATTGACCGCCGTGCCAAGTCAATTGAAGAAGCCATCTTTGTCGGCCACCGGACAATGAAGACCGTAAGCGACTTGGTTGCTATGGGTTATGACTACGATGAGATGGTCGAGGTTGCTGGCAACGGTAACGACTTTGACAATAACGAAGAGTATCAAGCTCGTAACCCGTTTGCTGTTATCAGCACATCTAATAACGGCGACCCATCAAGCAAGAGTGTTCTCTACATTGAAGGCTACCTGAAGGTTGACTTTGATGGGGACGGCATTGCTGAGTTGCGCCGCATCTGCACTGTAGGTACTGGCAACAAGGTTCTGCGTAATGAAATCGTTGCTGATAGACAGTTTGCTGATTTCTGCCCAGACCCCGAGCCGCATACCTTTTTTGGTATGTGTCCTGCCGATGTGGTCATGGATATTCAGCGCATCAAGTCCAACGTACAGCGCGGCATCTTGGATTCTTTGGCCCAATCTATTCACCCCCGCACAGCGATTGTCGAGGGTCAGGCCAATATGGAAGATGTGCTGAACACCGAAGTGGGTGCGGTTATTCGCATGAGAGCGCCTGGAATGGTCCAGCCTTTCACAACTCCTTTTGTCGGCCAAGCAGCCTTCCCAATGCTGGACTATCTGGATGACATTAAGCAGACCCGCACAGGCATTTCTAAAGCTGCGGCAGGTCTTGATGCTGATGCACTGCAAAGCACCACCAAGGCGGCTGTATCCGCTACGGTTAATGCTGCTCACCAGCACATTGAGATGATTGCCCGTATCTTTGCTGAGACAGGTTTACGTAAACTGTTTACAGGCATCTTGAAGTTGGTTGTTGAGAACCAAGACCGCACTCGCATGATTCGTCTGCGTAACACCTTTGTGCCTATTGACCCCCGGTCTTGGGATTCAAAGATGGATGTAGTTGTAAACGTAGGTGTTGGCGATGGCGCTATTGAGGACCGCATTGCTTTGTTGACCCAAGTGGCCGCTAGACAAGAGCAAATTCTTACTCAGCAAGGTCCAAGCAACCCTGTTGTTTCTGTGCAACAGTATACAAACACTTTGACCAAGATGCTTCAATTGGCTGGCATAAAAGATTCGCAGAATTACTTTAACCAGTTACCTGCTGATTTCCAATTGCCACCACCACCAGAGCCAAAGCCAACTCCAGAAGAAATGCTTACCCAGGTTCAGGCGCAATCTATTCAGGCAGATATTGAAAAGAAGGCTGCTGAGTTGCAATTAGAGCGCGAAAAAATGATCATGCAAGATGATCGTGAACGTGATCGAATTGAACAAGATGGTATTTTGCGTAGATATGAGCTAGAATTGAAATATGGGGTACAAATTCAAAGTGCAGAAATCAATGCTGCCATGAACAAGGACCGTGAGTTAATCCGACAACAGGCTGCAATGAGTGAAGTTCCTCAACAGCCACAACCGATGATGTAAATGGACGATTTAGATATTAATCTCGCAAGAGGCGACAGGGCTAGGTTACTCCTTGAGGACGAGCTTCTCAATGAGTTGCTTAAAAAGATTGAAGATGATTGTTTCAGTGAGATTCGGGGGTCCAAGTTAATGGAAGGCCCGATCAGAGAGCAAGCGTATTTGCTCCTCACTACGATTGACATCTTGAGGGCAAAGCTCCGCTCTGTGATGGATACGGGCAAGATGGCAGAAGTTGCCCTTGCTCGCCGCCGGGGTCGTCCCCCAAAGTCAGTTTGATTGATAAACTAAGAGGTAAGTATGTCCGATAACGCACAAGCAGTCGGTTCGATGACAGTTAACCAAGCAGCGCAAAACTTTGCTTCCATGCTAGACACTCAAGAAGGTGTTGACACTGGTGCAGAGGCGCAACCGGAAGAGGAGCAATCCTCTTCTGAGTCTGAAGAAGTTGAATCTGCGGAATTGCAAGAAGAAGCAGGGGAGACTTCTGAGGAAGTAGAAAGCGAAGACGAAGAGTCTGAGGAAGAAGCCCCCAGGAACGAGAAGTTTATTGTCAAAGTTGACGGTAAAGAAATCGAAGTTCCAAAGGATGAACTTATCCGAGGTTATCAACGTGAAGCTGACTACACGCGGAAAACGCAGAAACTAGCAGAAGAGCGCAAATTTGTGGAGTCTGAGTTTCAGCAAGTCCGTGGTGAGCGTGAGCAATATGCTCAGATTTTGGGGCAATTACAGCAAAAATTGCAGGAGTTTGAACCAGCAGAGCCTGATTGGAACCGCTTGGAGTATGAAGACCCGACTGAATATGCCCGTCAATGGACATCACATCAGCGCCGTCTTCAACAGAAAAATGCGGTTTATGCAGAGCAGTTGCGGTTACAACAAATGCAACAAGCTGAATCTCAAAAGCATATCCAGAATGTTTTGCAGCAGGAAGTTAAAAGCCTGAAGGAGAAAATTCCAGAATGGACTTCTCCGGAAAAAGCCAAAACAGAAGGTAAAGCTTTGTTGGAATACGGTCAAGGGTTGGGTTTTTCAGAGCAGGAACTGAACGGTATTTCTGATTCTCGGGCATTGCTCGCGCTGCACAAGGCGTGGAAGTATGACCAGATGATGAGCAAACGTCCAGAACTCCAAGCAAAGATTAAAAAAGCCCCTCGCATGGCGACTCCAGGTTCAGCGGGTAGCGTAAATTCCAAGTCGAGTGATATTAATAACGCAAAAAAACGTCTTGCACAGACCGGAAGCGTCAGAGATGCCGCATCCCTTTTTGAAAAGTTTATCTAAGGATTTATCATGGCTGCTATTACCAACACCTACACGCGCTTTGACGCGAAAGGCGTTCGCGAAGATCTCTCGAATGTTATCTACCAAATCTCTCCAGAAGAGACTCCATTCATGTCTAATATTGGCCGTGAAAACGTGTCCAATACATTCTTTGAATGGCAAACCGATGATCTGGCTGCTGCGATCACAACTAACGCGCAGATCGAGGGCGATGACATCACCTCTTTCACAGCCGTTACAGCTACAGTTCGTTTGGGTAACTACACCCAGATTAGCCGTAAAGATGTGATCATTGCTGGCACTTTGGAAGCCGTTGACAAAGCAGGTCGCCGTAGCGAACTGAGCTATCAAATGGCTAAGAAGTCTGCTGAGATCAAGCGCGACATGGAAGCCACAATGCTGGCTAACCAAGCCGCTGCTGCTGGCTCTACCTCCTCTGCCCGTAAAACAGGCGCACTGTTGGCCTTCTTGAAGACCAACACCAACGAAGGCTCTGGCGGTGGTGATCCATCGTACACAACCATCCCTGATGCGGCTCGTACTGATGCCACCACTACTAACTTGCGTTCGTTCAGCGAGACATTGCTGAAGGATGTGATTCAGAAGGTGTGGACAGAAGGCGGCGCTCCTTCCATCGTTATGGCTGGTCCTGTTAACAAGCAGAACCTGTCTAAGATGGCTGGTATTGCTGGTCAGCGTTTCAACGTCACTGGTCCAAAGCCATCCACCATCATTGGTGCAGCCGACATTTATGTCTCTGATTTTGGTAACGTGAGCATTGTTGCTAACCGCTTCCAGCGTGAGCGTGATGTGTTTGTGTTGGATCCAGAATACGCAAGCGTTGCGTTCCTGCGCCCCTTCCAGACCGTGGAACTGGCAAAGACAGGCGATGCTGAGAAGCGTATGCTGTTGTGCGAGTGGGGCTTGAAAATCAAGAACGAGAAGGCTCATGGCGCTGTCTATGACCTGAACTCTACAATTCAGTCTTGATCTGAATAAAGGGTGGGCTAATAACCCACCCTTTTTTACTTATGCACACAGAACTTTTTGACGTAAACCCCCTCACTGGTACTCGCAAGATGTGGCATTACGATGCCGACAAAGACGAGGCTACCATTGAAACAATTATTGATGCGACTGAAATAGTTGCAGACAACCAACAGAAATTCAATTCATTTGATGAAAAAGCTAATTGGAAAGGCGATATGCACCATGTTGCATCCATTCCTATGGCTTTGTTTTATAAAATGAAAGCAGAAGGAAAATTGGATGACCAAGCTTACATGAAGCGTTGGCTCAATTCGCCTGAGAACCGTGCATTTCGCACAAGACCTGGAGAAGTTTGATGGATAGTAAGACCATTGGAATTTTGGTTCCAACACGGGATTTTGTTAACTCTGGATTTGCGTTTGATTTGGCTAGGCTAGTTGGATTTACTGTAGGGACATCAAATCACAAGGTTGTGATCTACACTAGCTCTGGTACTTTGTTGTCGGCACAACGTCAAGACTTGGCGCGAGATGCTGTTGCTGCTGGGTGTACACATACCCTATGGCTAGACAGTGATATGCGATTTCCAAAGGATTCAATTCTCCGCTTGTTAGAACATGACACACCAATTGTCTGTGGCAACTATGCAAAACGTAGGTTCCCAACTGAACCTATTGCGGTAAAGAAAAACACGCCTGATATGGATGCAACATTCATAAATCGGGTATATACTGAGGACGAGTCAACAGGACTTGTTGAAGTAGACTACTGCGGGATGGGCGTTATGCTTGTCAAATCCGAAGTCTACAAATCTATGGAATATCCTTGGTTTGCCATACCTTGGGTTCCCGCTGCGGAAGACTACATTGGTGAAGATGTATGGTTTTGCCGTAGAGCAGCCCAAAATGGGCATAAAACATTTGTTGATCAGGATTTGTCTAAGCAAATCTTCCATATTGGCACATTTGAATATAAACATGAACACACACTGGCGTGTAGGGATGTAGAAAATGGCACTTGACACATTTGCGGGTCTTAAAACCACGATAGCGGATTACCTTAACCGGGATGACTTGACATCAATCATCCCGAGTTTTATCTCTATTGCGGAAGCAAAGTTCAACCGCAAGCTGCGTGTTCGCCAGATGATTAAACGTGCAGAGGCTCAGATTGAAACATCATTCTTTGCCTACCCTTCTGATTGGCTCCAGGCCAAAGAGTTCCAACTTAACACCAACCCAATTGTTCGTCTGGGGTTTGTGACTGAAGCTCAAGGTGATGATCTCAAGGGTGGAAGGTTCACGGCTGCTGGTCAACCGCTGTACTACACAATCACTGGTAGCCAGCTAGA